GGCGAGGGCGAAGCTGGAACATACCAGCAGGCCAAGGATTGCGAATAGACTCTTCTTCACTGTAATGCTCCTATACTGCTGATTTTTACATCCCGCCCAAAGGCGCTGATTCCTCTTCACCGGCAGGCTCAGAGCCTTCGCCCTCGCCGCCCATGAACTGCTTCAAGCCCTCACCCATCTCTTCCGGAGCGTCGTGCTCTTTCGTCTCCTCATGGGTGCCGTCTTCGTGGATGCCATGCGTCTTGCCGCTAAATCCATCGTGCGAGGCGTGGTGATGCTTCGACTCCGGCTCATGCTCGTGCGCGACGTGGGTGGTCATGTGGAGCAAATCAGGATGCTCTTCCTGCTTGCCATCCTTGATAGTGTGGAAGGTTCCATCGCCGTGATCGTGAATCTCCATCGGCGACTTGCCCTCTTCGTGCTCTTCGCCTTCCGGCTTCTTCTCGGCAGGCTCGCGCAGCTTCGACATTGAATCCTGCATACCCTTCATGCGGTCAGGATTCGCTAACTTATTCAGTCCCATTGCCATTACACGGCCTCGCTTTCAGATGTTGCGGTTTTAGCGTCATGCTCGGCGGCAATCGCATCCAGATCAGCCGCCGACGGTGCAGTGTCGTCCGTCAAGCCTTGACCCTCAGTCTTCGTCCAGTCACCAGCATCCCTATCGACGCCGCTGGACTTCTGCAACGCGTCCAACTCGTCATTGCTGGAGATGATGCGCTGTGGCTCTTTAGGTGCAGCCTCGGGATTCAGTAACTCGTAAAGCAGGCCACGGAACCGGTCTTGCATGTGAGGATCGCGGGAAAGGATGAACTCGGCGTTCAAATCCCCAACAAACTTATCAATTCGTTGCTGCTCGATTGCCATTTTAATTCTCCATTTCCTTGTCTATCTCGGCCATTGACCGAGCGACTTCCTGCTCAAACACTCTTCGCACGTCACCAGAGTTGCGAGCGTGGATAACGCCCTTGTCCGGCTTCTTCGCCCGCTCACGCACCTTTTCTACGAGATCATCATAGCGCGTCTTCCACCCGTCGGCTACGTCTTCCAGCTCTTTATAATGCTCGCGGCGCTGCGTTGCGATGATGGACGAGGCTGAAAGGAAGCAGGCCGCTCCGAACAGTAGGCTAAAGATTATTGCCGCGCTGACCACGTAGACCTCCGCTGCTTCTTCTCTGCGTCGAATTTTAGCACGGCCATCCCCTTTACCTGCATAGAAACATCGCCAAGACTATCAATCAACTCCGCCCGCTGCACTGCCAGGGGAACGCTCGCTTGCTTCAACATGCTCTGCGTGATGTACCGGATCATATCCAAAACATCATCCGCCTTGGTTGGTTGCTTCCAAACGTCCTCAGACTTGCCAGGGTGCTTCGTGTCGCGGATCGCCATAGGTATCGACTCGATCACATCTGTACAGCGCCCAGAAATAAACAGCAGCGGGGTATTCAGAGAGTAACCTCCACCTTCTATCGTGAAGTCGTCGTCTGTTCGCGTTGGATTCATCTTGCCAGCTAGGACATCTCCCGTTTTTTTCATCATCGCGTACAGGTAACGCCATCCGCCAACGCGTGTATTGACGGCATCTTCTGAGTACGGCATCCCAGCCCGCCGTAGCTCTCCGTCGATGATATCCTTTGTGTTGTGGCCTCGCGCGTCGTCCTCATCGGCTTCTGGACTTAGGAAGTAGCGCTTGACCTGCTTCCTTTCAGCCTCGTCCATCATCGCAACGCAGCGCCGAATCAACTCGCCCTGCTCCACTTCCTGCACGGCGTAGTCCCGGTAGATGATTACCACCGGAACAGGCTCGGCAATCGCTACGCCAAAGACCTGCTCAAACAGCTTTGGCGCTATCTTGCCCGTCGTCGCCCACCCGATCGCCGCATGGTGAACAAAGCCGTCATCGTGAGCCATCCACTTCGGCCACCACGGTTGAATTAGCAGATCCTCTTGCCCCGCGGTCAGGATCAACTTCGACTCGTCCCATACGCCCGCGAAGTACTGCCCGGCGAACTGGTCAAACGACCCCAGTAGATGGCCGGCTCGTAGGCTCTGGGGAAGAGCGTTGAGTTTGCGACCCTCTGCAGTGCGGTTGATGAACAGGTGGAACCGGCAACACATCGAATCGTCGCGCTCCTCGCCCTCCATGCAAGTCCCCATCATCGCGTAGAATTGCCGCGCCGTAAGACCTAAACCGCTGAACCATACGAAGTTGTCCCACCCATAGAGATGCACGAAGGCGTAGTCGGATGGCTTCTCGTTGCCGATGAAGCGCTTTTGACGGAAGATTCGCCGAAGATATTCGGTCCCGATTCCGCCAGGATTGAAGAATAGCCCCGTCTTGCAGTCATTCTCGGGAGCGTCTGGCCATCTGTTCGCGCTATGAATGATCTGCAGTTCGTGCTCGTTGAACTGCTCGGCCTGGTCAACGAAGATGTCGTACCACTCTGGCCCCCAGAAGCTCTGATCGACAGCCATCTGGTTCTCAGCGTAACGGAAGCATAAGCGACTCTTGTTTGGTAAGCGGAACTCTTGGTCGGTTGCTCGCCAGTACGGAATCAGTTCGGGAAACTCGCTAAAGTACTTCTGGATATGGTTTTCATTCACATCCTTGTAGATGCGCCGGAGGATCACGCCAGGAGTTCCGGGCCTCTTCATTCGACGGTCAAGCATGATGCGCCTGAGTCCGCCCGACTTCCCGCCGGCCCTCGCTCCACCTCCGCCAATCCACGTTGCAGCGTCCGCTCCCGTGCGGTAGATGAGTTTGCCAATCTCAAGCTGCTTCGGTTGGAGGATTATGGTGGTTTGGCTCATAGCTTCATTTCGGCGCACATCCCACACTTACATGTTGCGTGGTGTTTCAGAGAGTTCCATATAGCTTTGTCGCGCTCATTGCTATGAGCATGATAATCATGATCGACGATGACGATATTGTCGGGATCGCCAGAGTGTAGCTCCTGGGATAGCAACGCCACGCAATGCGCTCGGAGAGTCTGCCCAGACAATGCAGCCTCACTCTTCAGACGCGTTACAAGTGTTACATCCATATTTCTGATATTTAGGTCCATGATGTAACAAGTGTAACACAAGTGGCCACTAGCTAACGTGTGCAATCACAGACCCAGGCCCAGCAGCAGCAGCCACAGCCCAATAGAATGCGTAGCCAAGCAGGTCTTGGAAGCTTGCGCCGGCTGCCGGAGTGCCTAAAGACACGCCATTCTGCGGTGCGCCACCTACTCCACCCGTAGGCGGAACGTTGCTACCGTAGATCGTTGCACCAAATCCAACACATTGAAACGTCACGCTTCTGCGCTCTGTCGCACCTGCATCCAGTGGCGCAATCACTCGGCTAATCGAGTTGATTGCAACCGTGTCACTCGTTGAAAACAATGGGGTTGTGCTGCCTGTTGAGACCTGGATCGTTAGTGGGCCGTACGGGTTGAAAAGTGGCATACTATTCCTCCTCCAGAATCGACTTTACTACGAAAGCGATGGGATTGTCGGGATCGCCTCCGTGCGTCACGTCCGTCTTGTCGCGCCATTCCTGCGATTTACGGTTCTTGAGCCAGAAGATGCAGGCGGTAGTGTCCGGTGCAATCAACTCGCGGTATGGAGCCATAACTGGATTCGCTGCCCCGGCTGGCATGAAGATCTTCACCGCATCTTGCTCGTATCCTGTAGCCCGCTGGTATAAAGACCGCTCAACTCGTTCATCTGCAACATCTTTAGCAATCTTTAGGGCCTGACGGAAATCTGGATGCTGAGCTTTCCATCGGTAGAGGGTTCGGACGCTAACGTCAAGAGAATCAGCTATCTCCATGTCGGTAGCTCCACCCTCGGCCATGATAAGGACCTCGGCTACCATCTCTTGACGATATTCGCTCGGACGCCCTGGTCCTACACTCTCTGATTCGGACTCGTCAGCCATAGGGAAATTGTACTCCAAGACAGCAAATTACGGGACTGCAACCCTCTTTGGATTCATTATACTCTACTTTCCTTGATTAGCGCTTTTGTTTGTTGTACTTAGACCCACCTATGGCGTTGGTGGTAGGAAAACTCTAACCGTGATGCCGCGGAGACGACGCATTGACTTGCGCCGGAGCCTGCGATCGGCAAGGCATTTAGTGTGGCTCTCCCATCCCCGCTTGACACCTGAAACGCTACAGAGGCTCACGCTTGGGAGGGGCGATTATCCTGCGACTCTGACTCTACTTTGCGCCGACGC